TCCGTTTGAGATGTTCTTTCGATGAGGATCATATTATTCTCCTTCCCACCTAAACATTTTGAATTTGCATAGATTTCTTTCTTTGTCTCATGTTCACTCTAGCTAGGCCCCGCTTGAACAAAATGGACTTCTTATGTTTCCTTGATTTGTCCTTGCGGAGTCTACGAGCAACTGCACGAAGCTTTCGTCCAATTTTAGCAGCTTGGCTTCTAGGGACACAACTGTGATTTTCTGGGTTCTTGGTTTGGTCACCTTGAACACTCACTTTCCCCAGTGGACACTTGAGTTTGAAAGTGCGCTCACCATCAGCTGCAAACTTTAGAATTCTTCTAGGTGCTATTACTGACATTTCTATGCAACTTCTGTATCTGTATTACTTAGACTTCTTCGCTGGTGCATCTGACTTAGCTTTCTTCTCATCAAGCTCTTCGTCGTCATCGTTACACTCACAATCACAGTCGTCTTCACAATCGCAATCACAATCGTCTTCGCTGTCGTCATCTTCTTCGTCATCTTCTTCGCTGTCGTCATCAGATGATAAGCTAATATCTTTGCCTTCAACAAGCTTAGTCATGTATTCGCCAAAGGCTTCACCAATGTTTTCAAGTTTAGCTTCTAATTCAGCTAAGATCTGGTCTTTTAGATTCATTTTGTTCTCCTAATGGATTTTGATGTTAGATTGAACTATTCAATCTTTCTTGTTTCAAATTATTTAGTGGTCAAAGAATATTCTTCCCACTAGGCTATTTAACCATCTGTGGCTGGAGGTGCAATCAGAGGATTTTCAATCTGCTTAACCATCTCGGCAATCTCATCATCATTCATGCTCAATACTTCTTTAAAGACATACTCTTGACTGAATAGTGTACCGATATGTTCACTAAGCGATGCTATTACGTTTAGACGTGTAGTCATCATTTCTAACTTCTTGGACTCTGCAAAGAAGTCATTGTTAATCATATTAACTTCGATGGTACTCTTAATACTATCGAATTCGTCTTTGTTCATTTTGCCTGTAGTAACAAGCTCCACCATTAATAAGTGATATAATCCCTGAAGATACTGTCTCTGAACCCGGTCAATAAACTGACTGAATAGGATTTCTTCACGATCAATTGTACCTGATAGACCTAAGCTAAATGATGGACTATCACCACCAATGCGGTTAGTTGGGATTTTAAGTGCTTGGTAAGCCTTCCTCTTAAAATACTGTAACTCGTCAATAATAGTATTAAGCGGGTTACCAGATTCACTGATTAGGGACATTTCGGTTGAAGCAGACCCACCTCTTCGTGGCATCCAGTAGTCAACAGTAGATGCAATTAAGTTTTGGTTACCAGTCTTTACTTCACCAGTCTTTGGGTCGTAGTCGATTTTCGTTTTAAATCTAGACATTAGAGTCTTAATATACTCTTCAGCCTTCTGTGTTGGTAGTTGTCCAGTGTCAACATAGAATGCCCTTTTCTCAGGTGCGCGGGTCATGCGATAGATCACTGCGGCATTCTCTAAGCTCATCATATCGTTGATTGGCTTCAGTGCTTTGCGGACATAAGAGATTGGATTGTAGTTGCTATCATATTTCCCAGTGTCTACATAACAGATGCTATCAAATGGTAGCTTAATCTTCTTCCCTGTTGATGAACCTTTAAGGTCACCTGTGTCTGTTTGAGTGTAAACATAGTAAGGAGTTTCTTCGCTATATGTTGTTGCTTGAGTATCTGGGTCAACCGAGATGCTTACAGGTTGATATTGCTTGATCATCCACGGCTCAACCTTCTTCAACTCACGAATGCCTTGGTTATCCTGTTCGAGTTGAATGAATCTAGCTAATGAGCCGTCAACATACCACTGGACAAGGTCATCTTGCAAGTTTACAGCATATAACGCTGAAACCTTTGTGAACGCCTCTTCAATAGCCTTCTTAGCTGCAGCACCCGCTGTAAAGTCGATAAATTCTATCTTAAATGGATTCTGTACAGAATAGTCTGCGAGTTCATTAACAACTTCATCAACTGCATAGTCAACTTCTGGCTGCTGTGCAAGTGCACGATTTTGTAGAACTAGAGTTTTATGTAGTAGGTTTGAGTCGTTAGATAGTAGCGTGGTCTGCATCAACCCAAACTGGTTGATCACATCAACGTTCGCGGAGCTGTCTAACACTGGTGAGCTAATAGCTTTATCTTCGGGTTTCTCTTTTCCGAACTCGAAGCCAAATACCTTAATTGCCATTTTTTTATCCTATGTTCTGGGTTTCTTTTTACTACTTAGTGGTAAAAGTTAGTGACTATCTAGTGGCGTCCACTGCTCTTCTTCAGTGAAGCAATCATTGAACATTGATGCGGGGAACATAACCTCTAGCTCCTCAGCTCTTCGTTCTTCGTATTCGCTCAAGTAGTCAAACTCAACAATCTCTTTGAACGTGTCTTGAGTTACCAACCAACCCAACAATGCTAGTGCCATAACAGTATCATCATGTTTACCTTGCTCTGCTGAAAACGACCCATTTGGCTTCTGAATGAAATTGTAGAATTCCTGAATTGTTTCGTGGTCGTTTAATATCAGCTTCCCGGTATCTAAAAGGCTCTTTAAGCTAACCAAGGAAGTGTCTTTGATCTTAGTGCTAACATGGAGCCCAAGTCTAAAGGCACCATTGTATCCCATTAAGACTTGCTTGGAGTCTTTTTGTGCAATTGTTAGTAGATTGTCATACTCAAAGTCATTGTAGATTCTGCTGGGGACCTCAGCACCATAGTTCAACTCAAAGAACAAATAAGCATTGTTATACTGTTTAGCAATATGAATAGCAATTTGCGGTAACTGAATTAATGCGGTGCTGTTGCTTCGGAAGAGGGCAACTTGCTCGAATGATCCTTTGAGGATTTTGATGACATGTCCAATAGTATAGTCACCCCCAGTACCAGAAGCCAAGTCCCATAAAACAACATATTTTGAATCCTTTCGTGGTTTTTGATATACAGTAAATGTCTCCGAAGACTCGTCTAAGGGACTCTTGGCTGTGAGCTTGTCTAACGTAGCTGCATCTAGCAACGTTTGACTAGACCCAATGAATTGACATCCATAGTTTTGGTTAAAGTATATTAACCCATGAGTTTGAATGATCTTTTGTCGCCATTCTTCAGTACGCTCAGGTAGGCAATCCCACGGCACTTCTTGAATTTTAAACTCTGATTGGTGTGCTCGTCCCTTCTTAACAATATCATACCAATGATTCATCCCATTTGGCGTTGATGTTAGAATGATGTTAGCATTTGGGTCAGAGCTTACAGTTGGTAAGACCGAGTCGGAGAAGTCACCCCACTTGTCAATAAATGCGCACTCATCCACATAGAGCGTACTATGAGAAATACCTGGGTTTAGTTGATCAACACCACCAACAAAAGAGAAGCCACGAAATGCATCGCCATTAGTTGCACTAGTAATAGCTTTGCTTCCATTCTCTAGGTAGACTGATTTAACATTCCACTTAGCCACACCTTGCTGAAGCCAGATTGGTAATTTGTTAAATGTTTGCTTTAATTTGTGTAAAACTTCATTCGCGCCCTTTTCAACGTTGGCACAGATACCAATTGAGGTATCTTGGGTGAAGTTTAAACTCCAAAGGAATTTTAAGGAAGATGCTGTTGTTTTTCCCAGCTGTCTTCCAGCGAGTAACCCTAGTCGTTTATCGGTAAAAGAATTAATAATAAATTCTTCTTGATAGTCACGCAGTTCGGGAGCAGCCCAGCCTTTTTTGGTTAGGACTTTACAATAGTTAAAAATGAAATAGTGCAAATCTGTCGCAGATTTATAAATCTCTTCCAAGTGATATTGATTTAAGGGCAATTGACAAAATGCGGGTTTTAACTCTCTGTTACCATTAAAGGCAACACGATTACCGGCATTATCTAAGTAATAGCCTTCTTCATCTCTAGGGATTTCTAGCAAGGAGTCGTCTGGCTTTGAGTCTAGTGGATAGATTTTCCACGGGATTTTTTTAGTTTCTTGTTCCATAGTCTCTTAGGTCTTTGCTAAATAAATTAGTACCAATCGCGGGATTGCCGTCCCCATTGGTTGTACTCACTCTAGAATAAACAAAGGAGGCTTATAATGAGCACCAATACTATTTATGGGGTTAGCCTAGCCCATGCGGATAATAGTGGTAAATTTCATTATGTCTATAGAATTACTAACCTAGTAGAGAACAAGCACTACTATGGGTCTAGAACCTCTACTGTTCATCCACACAAAGACCTAGGTGTTCGCTACTTTAGCTCAGCATCTAAAGAGTTTAAACAAGACCAGAAATCCAACCCACAGAACTACATCTACAAGATTATTCAATGTTATTCTACTAGGAAAGAAGCCATTCAGATGGAAATGGCACTCCAGACTAGGTTCCAAGTTCAAACCAACCCAAGCTTCTACAACAAATCAATTCAAACCTCAACTGGATTTAACACTACTGGAATGGTAGTTGTTGTTGATAAAGACGGGCGCTCACAAATTGTTCCAGTTGATCATCCAGATTTTCTTAGTGGGGGGTTAGTCGGTATCAACAAAGGATTTAAAAGCATTTACAATCCAGTAACCGGCGAAACTGCTAAAATCAGAGACAGTGCCATGCTGCCAGAAGGCTGGGAGTTTGGTAGCGGTCTAATTAAGTGTTATTGTCCAGAGACACTAGTCAACTATCACTTTAAATGCACTGATAAAATCCCGAGTCATTTAGTTTTGGGTGTTGCTGTTGAGGACAAGCATGGCCGTGTTTTGATTAGGTTTGAGGACAAATCTGGAAAAGTTCTTCACAGAATGCAAGTTAAGCCTAATCTAGTTGAAAGTTATTTAAAAGAGGGTTGGTCTCTTGGATGGGAACACAATCCAACTCTAGGCAAGAAATGGATTCATCGAATTGAAAATAAAAGAGTCGCTGAGCAGAAAAAGGTTCACTTAGATCAACTAGAATTCTACATTGATCGGGGATGGATTGTAGGTAGAGGCGAAACACCAACAGTGGGATTGAAATGGATTCATCAAAAAGATACAGATGGCGGAATTGCAAATAGGAAAAGAGTCAAACCTGATCAACTAGAATTCTACATTGATCAGGGATGGATTGTGGGGAGTTGCCGACTAGGATAAAGGTAGTTTAGTATTGATTACAGCATACCAAGTATCAGTTGAGCTGTTCTTGTAAAATGTGCCATCTAGTTTCACATTCTTCATCCACTCATCTACAAAGGCATCTTCGCCAAAGGCACGAACAAGGTCAACTTGTAGGTGTCTAATCTGACTATCCTTAAGGTGTTTTGCAAGTTGTTTAATGTGATCTTCGGTAACGTCTTCTTCTTCGCTAACTTCAATGTAGTCTGACACCATGTAGAACATAGCTTCTTTGTTATGTGGCCAAAGTGCGATTAAGAGCTTAGTGAGTTTTGTTCCCAATTTCCCAGCAGGAGAGAAGCTATCAATGAACTTTGCGGGGTCAATTGTAATTGTTGACACAGCTGGGCCATATGTCTTTGTTGTTTCTTCGTCTGTAGCAAAATAAATGCCAATCCCGTATTCGGTGTTGCCAATGTTCATGAATTTTGGATCGATATTCTTTAGTTTAGTAGGTCCACCGTGATAAGCAGTTACTAAAGTTGATTCATTTAAGAATTCTAGGAATGTTTTCAATTAATACCATCTCTCATAGCTTTTAATACATCGTTCAGGCTCAGTCCGGTGACTCCTGCATTTACTTGGGTATTATTAACAGTACCCACGTTCACCTGTTTCTGTGCAACCTTTCTAAGTTCTCGCAGTTCCTTTAAGGCGCCGATTTTAGAATTAGCAAGTTCCCCCAAGACCCGATAAGCGCCTTGGTTTTCTGATAGCTCACCAATTACAGCAACTTTATCAATCGCATCATCAAGCTGTTCGATTGTGTCCTTAATCTTATCCTCAATCCAATCAGCAGTTTTGGCATATTGCTGTTCTTCTGCTGATAGTTCTTGTGAGTTAGAGGGTATCACATTATAGTGAGGTTGAGGATCAACTCCCAAAGCAGATTCCAGCCCTTTAAATGGAGTGATGTTAGTCTTACTCATTTGTAGCGTTCTCAGTAATAGCTTGACTAATTTCGTCCTTAGCGAATCCCCAGTCCTTCATATTGATACTAGCAACATCAATAACTCCAATTGAGCCAGACTGAACTGGGCTAAACAAGAATCCTTGGAGAGTAAAGCTCAGAGTCCACTGGTAGATAGTATCATCTGATAAGTCGCCTTCGTATTGGAAGTCGTTTGATACATTGTTCATAATAACAGTAACATCTGTCTCGAAGTCTGGGTATTGTTCAAATGGTTTAATTCTAATAGTCAAGCTAGGTTGGAAGTGTGGCAAGATTTGTTCAATAATCTGTAAGCAGTCTTGGATATCAGTTGCAATAAGATAAAGTTGAAAATCAAAGTTATATGGGACAAAGTTTCTAGCCCAGTCAACCTGCTTCACTCCATCTTGCATAGTAGTCCCAAAGCTATGGATAGATTGCTTTGATGTTTTGCGAGTGTTATCTACGCCGCCGATGTTAAACTCGAATGCCATTCTGGGGTATGTTTGAACATATGAGTTCCCTTCTGTCTTCCTGTATTGATAGATTTTATCCTGTGGTGCGTAGTGCAGGGGGACTTTAATTAGCTTATCCCCTTCACGATAAATTCTCTTAATTTCGATACCAGAGAACAAGTACCCAAAAGAAGCAACAAGAGAGCGTATAGTGCCATAGTAGTAGTGATCATAGCCAAGCATATTATTCTTCCTTAGAATGTCTTAGTGAATGGGTTATCTTTATCATCAACGCGAATACCCTTCAATCCGCTAACCAACTCCTCAATAATACTGTTCTCGTTTGCTACACTATCGTTAAGATTATCAAAGTCTGCATCGTGGGCATCAACAGGATCAAATGAAGTGTTAATATGTTCACCGCGCATGTTCCAGTGACAGCATGAGATTTCGTAGATATCAACATAGGCTCCAAATTGGGCTGGGTTAACCTTATCAATCTTTCGGACCTCAAAGATTTCGTCAAATTTGGGATTGTTTGTTTTATGTTGCATGAAAAGAATATCGCCACCGGCCGGTTGGACACCATCACCGAAAACCTCTTCGAACCTATCGGTCATGCAGTGGAAAGTTACTGTTGGTCTGTCCATTAGGCCAAACTTAGATGCGATGCCGTTGTTATACAAGTCAAGGTCTGTTGAAGCTGCAAGAATCATTTCAATTACTCGACCGTCGCGATAGTCGCCATCAGTTCTACCTAACAAGTCATCAGCGTTAAAGTTCTCGCGTTGAACATAGACCAAGTCCCATCCTGCCCACTGAATAACCTCTTGAGCGAGGTCGTTATACAGTTCCTTTTCTTCGTCGTTGCCTAGTGGGTCATGCCATTGATTTAACATGTGGATAATTCCTGAGTTTTACTTTCTATATTTAAGTCAACAAAAAAGGGGCTTATGCCCCTTTGTAAATGATCCTAATACTATGCCTTGCGAATCTTATCAATCAAGTTACGAGGTGCAATATACTCGTAGACTTCTTGTGTTGGGAAGTATTCGAGTTCGTTCTTCTGAGCATATCGCTGCAACTGCATAGCATCTGCGTTACTAAACTCAATAATACCAGAGTTCTTATCGTTTTCGCGAACTTCTAATCGTGAAATCCAGCAACGTTCATTAGTAGTAGTTAAGATATAGTTCTGCAAGTGCATAGCAATGAACAATACACTCTGTTCCATGCTAACACCAGAGGGCAACGCTCGGATGTTGTAGATTGGGATATCTAAAGACTTATTAAACTCTAATACTTGTTGCAAACGAGGATCACCTGCTTCCCATAGTGAAGTGTGATCGAACAGCCACTCTAGCCAAGCCTTAACAGGTTTAAGTGAGCTAAAGCCAACAACCCAACCATAATCATCAACCTCAGTCGCAGAGAATTCAAAGTGAACACTGCGTGAGTAGCCGTGTGTTTTGGCGCATTGTCCTGTTCCCGGCTTACAGCTAGAATCTGAGTCCATCCATTGTTGGTGACTGCATGGCAAGTTATTAAAACTCTTTGTAGACTTAAAAATCATATTAATTGTTCCTTTGTTTTAAAGTTCCCATGGAAATACAACCCATTCTCCGTGAGTTTCGATTCCATAGTTTGTTATTGGGTGTTCTGTTTGATTATACTGGGTAACAGTAAAGAAGTCAACCTTTGAGTTGTTTACTTCTTGTTTAATGCTGTTAATTGTTGCACCCGAGTCGTTCATGTCATCCACAATCAACACTCGTTCAAAAGAGGAGGTTAGCTGCATTAGTTTTTCATGTTCTTTAGTAGAGCCATCACGAGTCTGCCACATAACAAAGTCGATTGGTGTTTTCATTGCGTGACTGAGCATCACAGCTGGGACTACACCACCACGAGCAATACCAATGATCAGATCATACTGTTTAGGTTTGCATTGATCTGCAAAGAGTTGAATATGTGTTTTAATATCATCAAATGACAAGTAGAGTTTTTCGGGCATGTTTATTTCCCAATTACGTTTGAAAAGAGTCGAATATGTGTGCGATCAGCAATATAGAATCCAAGTCCAATCAGCTTCTCAATAAATTGAATTGAGTATTTCTCCTGATCCTCTGAGGTTGCACCAACCGGCATTGCCCAGTATTCGACTTTATCTAGGTGTTTAATTTCATCAATGTTGTTGAGGAGCTCGTAGATAGCATCTTCGTTTACAACAAACTTACACACTAGTTTATCTGCTACTGTTGAATATTGTTCAATTACCTCAGGCTTCCATGCTTTCTTTCTAGTCTCGCCGCTAACACTGAACAGTTTGGGACTTGTTGAGAACAGCCACTCGATCCCATGTACCTGTTGAGTTATTTTCACAAACTCGACAAAGTCACTTGAGAGGGTCTTAGTAGCATTTGTCTCAATAGTAACAAAGAGTGGGTAGTCACCAGTATCAATCATTGCTTTCAGGATGTTAATAATAGCGTCCTGTTGCATTAGTGGTTCACCACCAGTAAAGCACATGTGAATCTTATTCTTAGTAAGAGGGTGAATCCACTTCCCTAGTGGGTTGGTGTTGCTAACATTATAAGACTTCAGCTTAGTAGCAATATCCACGGCAGTATCTTGGTGAACTAAGTGAGCGTATTGCTTTGCCCATGAATACGAGCTATCACAGCCATAACTCCAAACTGGCAAATCTTCGACCTTTTTAATTGTGCTAACATCGAACTCTTGATAGGGTAGAACATAAGTGCTTGGGTCTGTTGGGTTCTGTTGACCAAAGCCATTACACTCTAGGTTGCACATAAAGAATCGAATCCATACACTGATGCGCCCATTGTAATGTGCTTCACCTTGAATAGTGTTGCCAAAGATTTCAGAATATCGATATTTTTTCATAGTGTTCCTTATAGGCTCGTTAGACTTAATTATAAGCTCTACACTGCGACTTCACTTAAAAGATGTATATTGATGTCACTTTAAATTGATCTCGCAGTGTAGAGCTTATTTGACGTATTATAATTGAAGTTATTGGGTCTTGTCAACCCAAGATTTTTCTAGTTGAAAATGTTCTGTTAAGTCGCCTGGATTCATCCATGGCTCCATTTCATCGTATCTACTAGCAACAAAGTTCTCAGCTTCCTGAATAATTAGCTCTGCGAACTTCTCAGTGATCATTGCTTGGTTTACAAAGAATGATGGTGTAGTTGCAATTACGTGTACATTTGCTTTAAGATAAAGCTCTTGTAGGATGTGGCTCATATTGTGTTCCTTTTTTGTTTCTATGTGACTATTATAACATCTTAGTGGCGTGTTGTCAACCCACTTTAGAAAATTTAGTCAAAAAGAAAGGGGGGATTAACCCCCTCAAGTCTTTAGTTTAAGTTCGGCCTAGTTACTTGCTGGGCTCTCTTTTATAGTTTCTTCTATTGTTGTGGGTGAAGTGGGTTCGTTGTCTTGTATAGCGTATTGGATGCCTACTGCAAGATAAAACACAACAAGGCCCACGTGTAGTAACAAGATCATAAGTTCACCCTCTGGTAAAATTCTTAAAACAATCTAGGTTCTAGGTCCACCAGAATAAGCCACACCAAGACCTTCGGTGAGCATCTGCTGATTTACTGAGGTATTATTAATAAAGATCTCTGCCAACAAGCGACCGTATTTCTCTCTGCTGTCCTTTTTAGTGTTTACTATGAGAGGTTGACCCGTTAATAGTTCATTCAGTCTAGCTTTCGCCTTCTCAGCTGCTGCTTTTTCAGTTGGGTTAGTTGAGTGTAACTCTGGCGTGTTAATGCCATTGAGTCTTACTGTTTGCTTAATTGTAATATCGAATCCCAGGTCAATTACCAGATCAACTGTGTCGCCGTCAATTACTCGATCGAGAGTTGCATTATAAGTATACATATCATTACTCCTTTATTATTACCATATTACCCTAATGTGATCATTGGGGGTGTCATCCACTTGTCCATGATTTCGCTGCGCATTCGTTCAATTTCTGCTTTTGCTTCATCGCGGATTTGTTCACCGTTAACACTAATGCCACCTGGGAGGGTTACATTTGCGAATTTAGTTAGATTTGTTCCCCACATATAACGAATCTGCCACATTGCCATTTCCTTCACCCAAGGGTCGTTAAAGACTGAAGTATGAACTTCTGGGTCTAAGGACATCCAGCCCTCGATAATAATATAGTCATCTGGCTGATATAAAGTCCAATCAGTAACAATCTTCAGAGCGTTTCGATGTAGGACGAAGTTCCAGCGAATCTTATTGCCCAAAATTGAGTTAATTTCTGCAATATTTCTTTCAAAGTTAATGAACCCAGTAATCCCTGCACCCGCTGCGTTGTTTTGCATTACTTCAAACAATGAAGTCACAGTAGCTTGATAAGACCAGCTTCTAGTACCTGAAATGGATGATGTATAAACTTCTTCAACCCCAGTAACATTTAAGGGGAGGACGATTTCCTTATTAGCAATTTCCAATGCGCTTAACTGGTGACTAAGGTAAACCTTCTCTGTTGCATTGTAATGATATTGTCTGTACATATCGAGCACATCTTTAAACTTTGCCATTGCCTGTTCGGGTGTAACGTTAACCCGAACCACAGGTGCACCGAGCATCAGCTTACAGTAGTCGAACAATTCATCGTAGGTTGTAATATTAGCCATTTAACTCTATCCTTTAGATTTGAGTTGCATTGTAGATATGCTTCTTAATAGTATTTATAATAACATCCCCGTTGGTTAGTGATCGGTTAGCTCTAGACCATACAGCATCGGCAATTTGATCTAGTGTGTATGAAGAACCACCACCCCCCGCAGTATTAACTGTAATTGCTTGTACTGGCTGTTGATAGTTGACACGGACAATAAAGTCCCCATTTGTGTTCAAGAATGGGTCACCGCCACCTGAGACAAGAAGAATACCATCTGTAACTGTTAAGGTGTGATCAGACTCTTGGGGTCTAATTCTCCATCCATTTGTTAAGAATGCGTAGATTGGGATGCTTGTACCAGCAGAAGCATCAATAATGTCTCCGCCTACTGTTAAGAATGCGGGTAGGAATTTTTGGTTTCCATCAGTACTAATAAACCAATCAACCCATCTGCTATACACATCTCTAACAGACATCGCAATGACACCCGGATTGAGTGTAATGACTTTATTGATTCCATCAAATGTATAAGACATTAAGTAACCTTGATTTCTGTTTGTGTTCTATTTATGTTAACAAAAACCCCCAATTAAGGGGGTGTGTACGAATATATCAGTTTACCCTGTTGGATATATGATTATCCAATGTATGCGCGGTCTGCTTCTGCTACTGCACCAAAACTAATACCTTTAGCACGACCAATAGTACCCTGAACAACTACAGGTTTAGCATAACCTTTGTTACCTGCTACAATTACAATCTGAGCATCGGTGCCGGCAGTACGACCACCTTGAGTATTACCATCATAGTCAAATGTAAATGGTAGTGAACCACTTGTAATTGTACCTTGGATAGGATTGCCATCTTTATCGTTGACTGTAATAGCACTAGAAGTACCATAATCACCAGTAACAGTATCTAAGAAGTACATAATATAGTAACCAGCACCGCCAGTTGTTAATGGTGTATTGAAAGTAGTTGTGCCGGAAGAGCTATAAGGGTATGTGCGGACTACACCGTTATAATCTGTAAATTGTATACGGTTGATGTCATTTGATTGGATGTTAGTAATAAACACACCTGTTGTAGTAACGAGTGTGTCACCTACAAAATAACATAATTCATTTGCAGTTTTACCAATTACTGTACCGGCACCATCATCAATATCTGTGGTTTGTCGCAGCAGGTATTGTGCTTTGGTATAGATTTGTTCTAGAGTTGCACCATTACCATCAATAATAACTCTAAATGGGTATGAACCTGAACCAATTGCCTCGTTCTGATCTGTATTATAATAAGTAACAGTAACATTATCGTATGGTGCTGCTGCCATTGAAGTATCAGCTGCTTGAATTTTTAGATCGTCTTCATTTGATAATAGTACGTTTACAGTATAAGCACCAGTACCCGATTGACCTGTATCAGCAAGTGTAGATGATTTATACTTTTTAGCGTACTCTCTAGCAAATGCTTTGAAATATACACGACTATCAAAGTTACCGTTATTAGCATCACCGAAGACCTGAATGCCTTCGTTAACTTCATCTGTAAATGTAAAGTTAGTAGGTGCACCACCTTGTACTTTTTGGTAATACAATTGAGCGCCAGTGTTTACATCACCTAGTGATACAATACCTACGTGTTGACGATTTAAGTTACCGGAACTATCGTATTCAGACCAACCACCGTCGCGCAATGCTTGGCGTGTTGCGTCGTTAGCAGGTTTCCATCCATTATAACTACCACCATCTGTACCAAATTGGAATTGACCTGATTTAGCATCAATTACATACATTGGGAATGGGTAGCGGTTTTTAGTAGAAGTTTCCCACAATTTAATAAATTTCGAATATAACGCCTGTAACGTTACACCGTCTTTGTAAACAAGATTACCCGCTTGATTTAATGTAAACGTCTTTGTGGTGGTATCAATTGTTAATTCGACACCTTCGTTTAAGTTGTTACCATCAGTAATTTTAGCCATATTTTAATCTTCCTGCTGTAATAGTGTTAGTTTATTCAGATTGTATTAGATTACTTCTCTGATGATTCCCATTTTGTATTTAATTACATCTTCTGTAATCAGATCTCTACCATACTTCTTAACAGCCGCTCAAATTGATTTATGGTAAAAAGTTTCTATCAATAATCTGCTGAATAGGTAAACTTGTGTTTGTTGTACTCAAGTTATAATTTAGGATACTAAACGGAACATATCCTTGTTTGTACACTTTAATATCTACCAATCCAGTATTAGAATACACAAAATTATATGTATTAGTTGTGTTACTATCTACATTAACACGTTCATTTGTTGTTCCTGCGTCAAGAATAACGATATCACTATTAGGAACTAACCCAGTTAAAGTTAGAGTGATAACATCTAATGGATACTGATAATCCTGTGCGGATGCTGTACTTACTGTCGTTAGATACACAGAAGCAATTGATATTGTGTTTGTAGTAATAGTGGTTATCTTCAGTTGGAGTTTATGCCCTTTACTAGGATCAAGCGCACCTATTGCGTTAAGTGCTGTACCTAATGTAGTTGGGGTATAGTTTGCAGTAGTCATCGTGGACCAACCGGCACCATCATTTTTATCAATAGCAAAATTATAGTTGTAGTTGGTAGCAGTGGCATTCCCCATTACTAAAGCACTATTAGCATATTGAGTATGGCCGAGCAAATAGTTTGGAATTGTAAATGTAACACTTTGCCCGACAGTTGGCATATATAGTCCACCAGCAGATGTAAATGCAGCACCATTAGTTAGAGATACCTGACTTGCGGTGCTTGTTGTTGGTTCATTCATTAATACCGCAATACGACCAGCAGTAGTAGATGTAAAGCAATCCATCCAGTGTGTACCATATACTGATAACTGAGCGCTTAAAGAACCGGTACCACCCATACCCATTCTTGTTTGATTAAGTATTGCCATTACATCTGTGGCATCGGCATAGTCTCCAAACACATTTTGTTCGATATAGTCATGACACGAGTTATCACTGGATCCAATACCTGTTCTGGTATTACTTACATAAACTCTCTGTATTTTGAAACTTGAACAGTTATTTGTTGTATTATAAATGTAGCCACAAGCATTTGTTGTACCCAATGATAATGGAGAAGTTCTTGTTCCTATATTTCTTAGTTTTATATTAGAACATCCATAACTTCCATATAATATTGTGGTATATGGTTGATTATTTGCAACTGGTAAAGATAACCCATTAAGTGTACAGTTTTTAGTCGTTGACATTAAATACCATACGTATGTTGCATAAGTAGTTGGTGTTGTACCTGATACTCCATTAACGAATGAAGTATTATTAAATGTTACAGTATCGCACATGCCTAACTGAATTGATGCTTCTATAATATTTGTATTATTAAATGTACAGTTATTAATACGAATTCCATAGATTGAATAAACTGTAGCATTTGCCTGGATAGTATTTGCTCTAAAGACGCAATTATTAAAAGTAAATCCAGCAATATCTTGTATTACCGAAGTATATGCTCCATTAATATCAAGAGCTACCCTAGCAAACACACAATCAGACATAGTCCCACCGGCAGAACAAAACAATATTGTTAGACCGGGAGTTGATAATGCTGTTGTCGGTTTATTACCCACACCAATTTTTGAAAATGAAACTGGTGTAGCTATCTCATCAAGATAAATGGCATCTACAAATCCACTATTTGATAGTGCCACTGAGTAAGGCTGAGTGAGTGATAAGTACCATTCCATATTACACTTATCAATATTAACAACACCACCACCAGTAGATGTAAAGTCATATCTTGTTGCTAATGTAGCATTTGGAATTGCTACGACGTTTCTTGCTGTTGTTGTACAATTACAGAAAAATACATTACCTACAACAACAGCAAGTCCAGAAGGTGGAGTATAGCCATTCGTAGCAGAGCCAGAGTTACCAATCCGCACTAATCCGGTATTATCAATCCAAACTACCTTACCTCTGGCTGACTCAGTTCCGACAGTTGTAGCGGTACCAGCATTTGCATAAAACTCGTAGTCGCCGGCACCAGCAGTTTTCTCAATAAAAACCCCAGCAATATGTTTCAGTGTACCGTTGTTAGGTATCTGCATAGTTTGGTTAGATGTGCCGTTAGTAGTACCAACAGAATACCAAGCACCATAGACGTTAAACGATCCTAGTCTATAACCAGTGACCGTAGATGCCTCATCCCCCATAATCTCTAAGAATCCAACGGTACTTGCTCCTGTAGCACTTGCGGTAACCCCAGATAATGTTAATGATCCTGATGCATACTCTGTACCATTCCATTGTTTAATCATTATCCAGCCTGTAGTGGGCATAGTACCACCATTTACAAGTGGTACAGCAGTCAATGAACTATAAACACACATTAATAATCCACTAGCACTTCCTTGAGTAACGGTGGAGTTTAATGCTGGTATAGTACCACTACCATTATTAAATGGAATCAATCTTACATTTCTACCATCAATATTACATGTACCACCTAACGTAGCGGAAATAGTAATATTACCCATTGAAGTTGCAGCAGTAGCACTTGAGTTATTATTGTTTAACCCGAATCTACTATGCTGGTCAATGATAAGAGTGCCACCATTAATATTGTATAAATCACCACCAGCTTTACTGGTCAGAGCATCAATATTCTGAGTAGTTGTAATGGTAAAAGTTGCCATTTATATTAGCCTAATGTTACCCATAATTGAGAATCGTTAATCACTTTCATAGCAGTGATAGTTTTATCCGCAGGAATTACCATATTGTCCTTAAGCAATGGTTCAAAGTCATTAAAGACACCAATATCAGCATAATTTTTTAGTGTATCAAGACCAACATTTAATGTATTAATAATGAAGTCAATATCAATCGCAGTCCAACCAGTAGGTGCAATAATTACAAAATCACTCATTTACCTTTTACTCCTTTAACTTTAATACCGGCAGCTTTAATCTCATTGAATACTTCATCTTTAGGAGTAGGTGTAGTAATAGTTACATACTTTCTACCCTTATCAATGGTAGCGCCTACTAATAAATTACCATTCCACAGAACCTTTTCGTTTTCGTTGACATGCATATCTATTACAACTAAACTTCCAACTGCAACATTCATCTAATTATTACTCCGTAGTTTCAATTAATATCTCTCCTGCATAAACAAGCGTCTCAGCTTCAACTCTGCTGCCTGTATTATACCTAACTTCAGTTAGCTTATCACCAGTGTAAATCAACGCCTTTACGCTTCCATTATCGTATGCAACGCTAGTTAATTTACTACCAGGGTATTTAAGCGACGGTCCTTTTGAGCTTTCCGTATAGGTCTAATCCATCTGGCCGTGTTTTTCTTTGTCGTAGTCACAAACCACGCTAACTCCTTGGTAAGGTAGCATTCGGGTGATAGTTTTGATTGGGTTAACTCTATAGGTTGCCCATGGTCGATATTCGTATCTACCTAATGGAATATTACTAGGAACAGTTTTATCGAAAGTCATTATCTTATTAAAGTCTTTTCCTAGTGGATAATGAATTGGTTTTGAAATAATCAATTCACCCTCAATTGTGGTAGGTCCGTTAGCTGTTAGTATAAACTCGTCCATCATGCCATCTAGATTGTGCCATCTCTCTTGAACGTAGATATCAATGTCTTTGCTTGTCTGGACCAACCGAGTAAACTGATATTTTCTATTAGAGCACTCTGACCATGTGCAATCATTTTCGATTCTTGTTACTGATAGGGGATCTGGTTCAACTGTCCAGTAGAGAAGAGTTGACGTAAACAAGACAACCGAGGTTAACACAGTCCGCCAGATAAATTGTTGTATTAGTAATTGTTTTTCGATTCTAACAATAATCTCTTCGTTTGTAATATTACTCACTTAACAAGCACCTCTGCAGCGCTGAATAACTTGTGACCGAATATCTGCCAGAGGAACCATGCAAATGCACCAACAACAAGAATGTTATTTTGGAATTTCGTTGTTTTTGCTTGAGCTTCCATAAAGATCTTGTTGGTATCTTGTTGGGATTTAATGAAATCTTCAAAGCTCTTATGCATAGCCTTTGTTTCAGCTATAAAGACCTGAACGGTCTTGAGGGTAGTGTGATGATCATCTACGTCTTTAATAGCATTGCGCTGATCAATTTCTATACGATCAACTTTCCGCTGAAGTTCATTAATTTCCGTAGAATGTCTTGCTGTGGTAATGTTACTAGCATCAACCTTCTCAATTAAAGATAAGACTCTGGGGTCATGACTTCGTCTATCTGTTCCATCATAAACTCTATCTTCCATGTAAATGTAACCCCATTATTCTTCGTCCTATTTTAAATAATTGTTATTGTTTTATTTATGATAGAACCAGAATCACTATACCCAATGGAAGTAACTAGAGACTTAAGATCGGTCTCATCTGTAACAGTAACAAGAACAATATTACCCTGATCGTATGAGATTGTCTTAGTAAAGAGCTTGTTGGCTTTACTTGAATCAATGTAAGTTGTAATGGTAATAATTGCACCATCTGAATTGTATTCAATTTCAGTATAGTATGCACCTTGAGCTATTTTAAATTGCTGAGATAGCTCAAAAATACTTAGGTCTTGTGCAATACCACCTGTCCCACCAACCCCAGCAGTCCACGCAATACCTGTCCAGTAATATGGCGAACCTTCTGTAACATCAAACACATGGAGACCTGTGTTTGCTTGGGTGAGTTGAGCAGACA